AAAAGAAATAAGCCAATGACCGAGGCATCCCTTCCTTCTTATGCTAAAGAGATTTTGGGGAAAGCCAAATCAGAACAACAAAAAAAGAACAAGGTTGAAAAATCAAAGGCTGTTGCGAGCGCCCAAGAGCATGATATCGATCTTGGCAAAGCAGACCCGATTTCTGGAGCAAAACGCAAAGCCGAAACTGAACGTACATCAAAAACCAAAGCTCATTCCAGAGTACATTCTGGTACATATGGTAAAGGGGAAGATACATTCAAAGGGGATTATGAAAATTCTGGTGTAGAAATTACTCCGAAGAGAGTTTCCGATGCTCCATCATGGCTTGAACCAAAAGCCATTACTCCGAAATCTGGCGCTCGTCATGTTGCTGGTGTGAATGCTAAACATCCGGAAGAAGAAATGTCCGATACACGTTTGGCTGCGATGCAGCTTCGTTTATCACGCATGCATCCAGTGAAACATGCTGATCAGATCGCCAGTTTGCAGAAACAAATCGACAAGCATCAGAATGAATCAGTTGAATCAAATGATAGCCTCGTCGAAGGCGCTGTAATCATCAATGTAAAGACAAGACGCCCTGTCCATACATTCAAATCTGAAGGTGAAGCAGAAAAACATTACAGTGAAGTGATGGGAAATTCGCCAGAATATCGTGTTGTTCCAACCGCACCCACAAGAGTTAGTGAAAGTGCGATGGATACCGAAACTTTTGCTAATAGACAAATGAATATTGCGGCTAAAGATGAAACCGCTCCTAAACAATTTGTCGTTAAGCGTAATGGCGTTGCTCTTCGTGGTCATCCAACAATGGCAGCGGCTCAAGCCCACATAGATAGACTTCCGGTAAATATTGCCGGAGAGCATACAATAGTAAAAGAAGACACCAAATACAAACTGTCGGTAGTAAAAGAAGGAATGATGCATCACTATTCGATCACCAAAAAAGGTAAAATGATTTCTGAAGGTTCTATGATTTCTCTTGAATCAGCTTGTTCAATGATCGAAAAGAAACTTGATGCGCTCCTTGAGGAAAAATCTGAAAAGACCGAGAAAATTGTTGAGACAAAAGATGTTCTGGAATATGTGAAATCATATGCCAAATCCGGGACTATCTCTGAGTCAGTTATTGATTACTTTCCCGAAGGTTTCCTGAAAAAGAAAGATCTGAACAAAATCGCGAAATATACAGATGAAAATTTTCACGGTAAAGCCATTCAACACGGAGCAAAGATTATTGGTCGTGATGATCTAGAAGATAAAATGAAACAGATCAATAAAGAGCATATAAAAGCGGGAGGTCTTTCGCATGATATTTTGAGAAAGAGAAATGATGTTTCAGAGGAAATGTTCAAACACGCCAAATCCAAACTACATCCCTCTGATTATGAAAAATTTCACAATAGTTTTTAACTGGCTGAAGAATACTTGATCGGGCCGATTTTATTATGAATAATATCATGCTGACTAGCTACTAAGTGAAGGTTTATTATAACCGCTCTTGGCTTGATAAATATATCAATTATAACAAAGGAGTAATACAATGTCACAACTAGGCGTATATGGCGCAACAGCTAAACATCACAGCGGAGTTTTGGTTAATGATTTCGCTACATTGACTTTGACTGCTGGTGTAGCGGGATCATTCAAAGTCGGTGAACTTATCACTGGCGGAACATCTGGCGTAACTGCCAAAGTTTCTGGTATCGCTAATCCCGGAACTAATACCATTCTTCGTATTAAGGCGATCAAGGTTAAATCCAATACGGACACTCTTGCTTACTTTACAGATGGCGAGACCATCACTGGTGCAACTTCTCTGGCTACCGCTACCGCAGCTACGCCATGCTTTGCTTTCCATAACAAATCTACTCGTAATGTTGCCGGAACTCCAACTAGCGTGACATATGATGATGTGTATATGAATGATAAAGGGGTTAATATCAATCACGCTGTAAGCGGAACGGTGCTTCGTCCAGCAAAGATGAAAGAAGTTAAATATGCAATGCGTTTGGCGGCTTCTAAGTCACAGATCACCGATACAACAGTTGTTCCTGTTACTTTGTGGGAAATGCCTGCTGCCGGAACTTATTCTGCTGCTGGTGCCACATTGATGCGTTTTGTTCTTACTTCTAACGAAGCTCTTTCTGTTGTTGGTTCGCCACGAGTCGCCATCGCCGATTTCGGACCCGTCGCACTTACAACAACGTCAATCGCATTCGCTGCTACGGGAAAAACTTTGACTCGTGTTGGTGGCTCATGGATTACTGACAATGTTGTGGCTGGTTCAAGGGTTGCGATTCTTGGAACTGCTTCTAATAATGTGACATACACCGTTTTCTCTGTTCCCTCTCCGACAGTCATTGTTGTGGTTGAAACTCCCGTGGATGAAGCCGCTAATGTTGCTGCCGCTGCCACTCTCCAAGGAAACACCGTTTATGCAACATACAACACAAAGAAAAGCAAATCTATGCGTCTCATATTTGATTATGTTACAGCAGAACCAATTGTGTTCGGTCAAATCGCCTCTGCTACATATGATGCAAATGGTGCTGTAGTTGCTGATATTGGTGGTGCTGTTACTACCATTACTCCAGCCGCCATGGGAAGTGTTACTGGCATTCTGATTGCGGCTTAATCAAAATGGCTGACCTTCGCGTTTCTGAGTTACCCCAAGTCACCGTATCCACAAGCAACGATATGTTGCTTGTGGTTCAAGGTGGTCAAACAAAGAGATGTAGTTTGGCTGTACTTGGCGCAACTTTTCCGACACACATTTTCAACAGAGAATTGCCGGAAACTCCCGCCTCGGAGGCTTTGTCTTTGGTATCATTATATTCTGTTGTGAATGTGCCAGTAAATGCTACTGGTGATATTCATTATTCATTATCTCCGGGAGTTCATGGAAATGAGAAAACTGTTGTGGCTACTATTGGTGCAGCTTTTAACATCATTCTTTCTGTAGCCGGAAGTCGCGGATTTGGCACTGTCACGTTTACTACTGATGGTCAGAGTGTAAATTTGATAAATGTGAACGGATCGTGGTTTGTGAAATCGTCTTTTGGAGCATTGATCGTATAATCTGTGGGGTGAAATTTGTGATAGAGAACTTTGTTCAATATGCTATGAATAATTATCACAATCCTCATACGACTATTGATGAATTCAAGTTTGATTGTAATAGATTTACCGACCTGAATAAGTTGTTCGGAAAGTATCATAGAAATGATGATCTGAAAATTAGATTGATATTGAATCACATAGTGATTCTATTCAATGTGTTTGAAACTGATGCATGTATCAAGATGCTATTTTTCAAACTCAAAAAAGAATATTGGTCAGGAGTGAAAACAATCCTGACATTTTTGAATTACATGCCTCCGCAAGTTGCCAATATTTACGATTGTGATATTCAAATTGATCCGGTAATTGCAGACGAACTTAGGAAGCTCTAAAATTACTAGCCTCACCAACCCATATTTTAAAAAAGATTCCAGAACAGAGCAGAATCTATATAATGGCTTAATCGTTGAATCGATTAAAGTTATGGGTCGCCTATATTACTATCTTCCGAGAGATATGTTGAAAGAGGATTTGGTTCTTGGGGGAGATATAGTATCCAAATTCAACTTAGCCATTCCCATCGAAATGTACATGACAACTAATACTGGGTTCGATGGGCAGAAAGAAATATATTCAAAGTTTGGTCTTCAGATGCAAAACTCCATAACTTTAGTTGTATCTAAGGATAGATGGGAAGAAGAAGTCAAGAGAATTTTCGATGGTTTAGATGGTGCTGCCCCATATCAACTAAAAACATATCTAAGACCACAAGAAGGGGATCTGATATGGGACCCATTGACCACAAGCTTATATGAAACCAAATTCTGCGATCACGATGCCGAATTCTATGCATTGGGAAAGAATTACAAATATCATTTGAGTTGTGAGATATTCCAATATGCTCATGAAGAAATCCAAACTGGCATCCCGGAAATTGATACCCTCACTGATCTTATGTCACTTGATCTTCTCAAGGATCAAATATTGACTGAGGCCGGCGATAAATTGGTGATGGAAGAGTGTAAAGAAGATTTCATTCTCCAAGACGTTATGCATGCTACAGATTCTCGTGATCGTAAATGGGGCACAGACTACACAGTAGAATCCGGTGCAGAAAAATTGTCAGTCATCGATCCATTCGGTTAATTTGATATGTCTATTTCATTATTCAAAAACAATCCATATTATTGGGAAACCACCCGTAGATTGCTGACTGCAATTGGTGCCACGTTTTCTGATATCACGTTGATCAGAAGTTCCGATTCCGGAAAAGAACAGGTTATTAGAATCCCAATTGATTACGGCCCTAAGAATAAATGGCTCAATCGTTTGAATGAAGATCCTGATCTTGCAAACAACGTCGAAATCATACTTCCTCGCATTGCATTCGAGATAACCAATTATTCGTATGCGGCCAATAGAAAAATTGGTTGTCGAGGGGAATTCATTCTGGGTAGAGTTGGTGAATCAACCACCAAGATATATAATCCTGTTCCTTATGATGTAACTATTCAGCTTCATTCAATGTGCAAGAATCAAGAAGATTCCTTGCAGATTTTAGAACAGATAGTTCCATATTTTGCGCCAAATCTAACGGTCAATATCGATCTTCTTCCACAATTTGGAATAATGAAAAACATCCCTATAGCCATCGCAGGAATTGATGTTGTGGATACATATGAAGGTTCAAGGGAAGATTTCAGAACTGTAATACAGACATTTACATTTGTGGCCCAAATGGATTTCTTTGGTCCAATCATCACCAACAATCACGTAATCAAAACAGCTATCGCTGATGTTACACCATATTCAGAACCACAACCCCCAACAGCATTGCCGGGAGAAGAATATACAGCTTCCGTTGTACCATCATCCGCCAATAAAGGCGACCCCCATGTTGTATCGGAAACATGGCTAAAAGAACTATAAATATAACAAAATGACAGGGTATTACTATGTTTGATGGTTCTTCTTCTTTGATAAATACCGCAACTTCTTATGCCTCTGCTGCCGGAGGATTAGTGGTTCTATCAACGATATTCTGGATGTGGGTAAAGTCCAGACTATCTCAAACAAACAAAGACGTAACTACAGACAAAGCCGAAGTTGAGATGATTTCGGTTCTTCAGAAAGAGAATTCGGAATTGCGTTTCAGAGTGAGTGAAGCCGAAAAACATTACAATTCCGCTGTTGCACGTTTAGCCATCATGGATCAACAGCAACAAAAAATCGACGAACTTCAAACACTCGTCAATGAATTTTCTAAGAAACTTGAATTGGCTTCCGCATTAATCCAAAATTTGTCAGTAGAGAATGCTACACTCTCTACGCATATACGCCATATCGAAGAACAGAATATTACTTTGAAGGAACAGTTCGAAGTGATCGAACAGCAGAATTCTAAAATGTTTGATATTATTTCTTCTATGGAGTCAGCAAAATGAGTATACCGAATTGTGAGTCACAATTAGTAGAGAAGGCCAGAGCATTTATCGAGGAAGTGACAAGAGATTTCGAAAAAATACTCCAGATATCTTCGGAACTTCAAGTCCTAAAAGAGCAAACCAGACATGCTCCCGGAAGTCCCATCCATAAAAAGAAGAACGAGAAGAAATATCCATTGGTATAACCACTATGATAGAAAATTTAGAATCCACTGATGAATTTGAAATGGCTAATGTGAATGGTTATGATGTCATCAAGACCAAAGATGGAAAATATGTTGGTCTTGTCACTGAAGATAAAATAATCGCCTCAGAGAGCAAACATTCAAGTTTGACCTCACTGATAGAAAGTTTGGCGATTGATTGCCATATATTTAAGAGAACATAATGGCTCAGATTACATCCAGACAATCATTGGCGGAATATTCGCTTCGCGCACTAGGTGGGGGGGTTATTGAGGTTGAAGTTACTGATCTTCAGCTTGAAGATGCCATAGATAATGCCATTCAATTTTACAACGAACAGCACTATGATGGTATGGAGAGAGATTATCTGGCGCATATGGTATCTGGAACGACAATAGTTCTGGACGATGCTTCTCAATTCCTTCCGGGGAAACTTGCCGTATGTACAACCAAGAGAATATCGGCCCCAATTATTTCCATAGATTACCCAAACAATACGATCACTGTTGGTAGAGTTGCTCCATATGGTGACGTATTTTCTGCTGGAGATACGATTCTATCTAACTTTGTGACGGCCAATGCTGTATCTGTGGTTCTGGGGGATATCGAAAATGGGTGGTTCCCTGTTGATGATGGCATTCTTGGTGTTATGCGAGTATTGAATCTTACTAGCGTTATGGGTTCCACGGAAATGATATTCAATGTGAATTATCAGATCATGATGTCGGAAATTCAAGCCATTACATCTGGAAACACCAACTATTACTACAGTACGATGAACTATCTCGGACACATAGATTTCATCATGCGAAAAGAAAAAGATTTTCGTTTCAATCGCCGTATGAATAAGATTTTCCTCGACATCAACTGGAGTGCAGATGTTATGGTTGGGGATGTTGTAGTGATAGAAATCTACCGTGCATTGGACGAAGAAACTTTTCCAAAGATGTTGAATGATAGATGGTTAAAAGCCTACACAACGGCTTTGATAAAACGATTGTGGGGGAATAATCTCAAAAAATACACTGGTATGACTCTTCCGGGGGGATTGGTTTATAATGGTCAAATTATATTTGATGAGGCGGTGGCGGAGATAAAAGACTTGGAACAAGAGGCGCTAGATTCTGGGGCACCACTATACATGGCGGTTGGTTAATTATGGGATATATAATTGATACCGCGATCACCACAAGAATAATTTATTTGCTGGTGACACCATTCACGAAATGGCCTGCATACAAAGATGGGATCATTGATGAAGATGGCAATCGTCTGAATAAAGGTTCTACTATCCCCCTATCCCAAAAAGATGATTGGACGATGTTGCATCGTCTTGTCGCCCGATTGAAAAGAATAATCGCCATATCTCCCGGAGGAAAATCGTTTCTCGGAACTCTTACTGCATCCTATCTATTGGTGAAAGAGTGTCTAGAATCGGATAATGCCCCCCCTTCTCATGACGAGTTGAAAGATAGATTCAACCATCTTTTCGAAAGTGTTGAAGAGGAAGATATACATTTTGTGGAGAAATTGTTGGAGGATGGTGAGGGGGCTGTAACTGGTGTCGCAAACGCTTCTCCGGGCATGGGATCGATGTTAAAGACTGATCCTACCGATCTACCCCCCGCCCCAAAAAATGGCTCCAAGAAGCTAAAAACCCCCATCTTGGGGACAGTCAGAAGGAAGCCTCCTCCGCTCTAAAAATTTGACGTAGTATGGATGGGTGGTAGAATTAGGCATCGGTTAATTATGGTGCCTGAAACGTGAGCTTGTTTAATGATATAACTTATGCTAGGCAAATCTCTCATCGCCTATTGCGATACAAAGAGAAGCGAACGTCGCCATATTCCGCCACATTCCGTTGTCCTTGTTGTGGTGATTCTGCCAAAAAATCCAACAAGACTCGCGGATATTTTTATGTTTCTCCGCCATCTCCGGGGAAAGAGACCTGTCTATTGATGAAATGTCATAATTGTGGTATATGCATTCCTTTTGGATTGTTCCTAAAAGATTTTGACTCGAATCTATATGCGGAATATAATCTTGAGAAGTATCGAGACCATATCCAGATGGCTCCCCCACAAACCAAAAAGACCCCCCCGGAGACCAGAAAATATATCCCGATTATCACTGATGATCTGAAATCCATTGCGGAATTGGTTGATAGTCATCCTGCAAGAAAATATGTAGAGTCTCGAAAGATCCCGACAGACATGTGGGGTAAATTGTTCTACGCCCCGAAATTTTTCCACTGGTCATCTGGACACACTGATAAATTCAAGTGCTTCACCGACGAAGATCATCCAAGATTGATCATTCCTTGGTATAGCGAAGATGGGGTGTTGTTCGCTTATTCTGCGAGGGCTTTTGGGCCGGAAGAGCCGGAATATTTCAAGATCATTCTTGATGACACCTATCCACCATTTTTTGGTTTGGATAAGTTGAATAAGAGCAAACCCGTATTCGTTCTGGAGGGGCAGCTAGACGGCCTCTTCCTTAATGCTGTGGCGGTGGGCACGAGTACGCTTCAGATGTATGATAATAAGGATGCGATATATATCCCAGACAGAGACGTTAGAAATTTCCAAATCATGAAGAACGTCAAAAAACTCATTGATATTGGTTATAAAGTATGCATGCTTCCTGACAATCTTCCGGATAAGGATATAAATGGATTTGTTATGGCGGGAATGTCGATGGATGACATTGAAAGGGTGATATCTGAAAACACCTATCAAGGGTTGTCTGCCCAAGTTCACTTCAACAATTGGAAGAAATGCTAAATGAAAATTTACAATGACGATTATTATATGGTCATAGAGCTTTCACAAGATGAATTCGATTTAGTGGAAGAACATCTGGATGGTATGACGGGGTGTGGTGAAAAGATGGTCATCAAGTATCTAGTTGGTGGAGAACTGGAGAAGGATTATCTCGGGGAATTGCTTGATGTGGAAAAGGTTGAATTGGGTGATCCCG